GGTGAGAGCGGCGTCGGCTTTCCGGCCAAGTGATGTTCCCTCGCGGACACCGGAGAGAGCCCTACCCAATGAGCCTTCGGCGTACAGACGGGCATAGTCCGCGCACGCCTCGCTGCCGGTCGCGCGCAGGCGGTCGGCGAGGTCAGTCATCGGTCCCTCCCCCTCCCGCATCGCGTACAGGTCCGGCGGACAGCCAGGCCGTTGCCGCCGCTTGGTGTGAGCACCCAGAACGTCTCCGTGCGCCAGCAGTGGCCGAGGATGAGACAGAGGAAGCGGCTCATGAGCGACCCTCCACGTACTCGAACTCGATACGGTTGACCTCGGTCGACGGCAGCACCCGGTTCGCGTCGCAGAACATGGCGATGAAGCGACCGGGAGACATGCCGGGGAACCCTTCACGACGGCACTCGCCCGGTCCCCAGTCGCGCATGGCGTAAAGCGGCTCACGGATGACCGACTTCACCCGAATGACGTGCAGCTTCACGACGTGCTCGCCCTTGCGCAGTCCCTGCGCCTGCCCGGCCGCCGAGGTCGTCTGCATCCAGACGGAGCCCGCGACGATGAGCACGAGGCTCACCACGACGACCACCAGGACGACGACCCACGTTGGCACTTGCCGGTTCACCGTGTCACCGCCAGCACGTTGCGCCCCCGACGGTCGAAGGCCCGCCAGGAGCCGCGTCCGTCGGTCCAGTAGCGCGTCGACGTCGTGAAGTAGATGCCAGCCGCCACGACCTCGCGCTCCGTCGCGCGCCGGTACTCCGCGCTCCAGGAGCAGCGTGCCAGCCACTCCTTCTCGGTCATCGGACCCTGCGGCATGATGCACTTCACAGCGTCACCTCCAGGCTCACGCTCGTCACGCCGTCGCCGATGGTCAGGGTCACGCCGCCAGCCTCGTCCACGTTGCCGCGCAGGTGGTCGACGATGGACTCGAGGTTCCCGAGCTGTGTCGTCTGGTGGATGGTCGGCTCGTCGTGGTCGTGGTCGTACACCCGCAGCTCGAAGTACGTCGTCACGGCTTCACCTCCGGGGTCATGCTGAACGACATGAGCTTCATACGGCTGCCCCTTCTCTCGTGAACGTGAAGTCGCTGTCACAGTCGAAGCACAGGCCCGGACCTCCGATGGTGCCGGCCGTGCGCAGTGAGCCGCAGCGCGGGCAGCTCCAGTCGTACAGGTCTCCGCTCGCGGCCTCTTCTTGGCAGCGCCGCAGCACCAGCGTGACCGGCGGCAGGTCCGTCTCCTCGCGGATGAGGCGGGAAACGGCAGCGAGCGCCGCCCTGGTGCTCACCCGTGCCTGAGCGAGCGCCGCCACGTACACGGCCTCACTCTCCCGCCCCCAGCTCCCGCGCGGCCATGCCGCCGCCAACATCTGAACGGCCTTCAGCAGCTCGCGTGGGTCCGCCGCCGAGCGCCTTGCGACCTCCGTTGCCATTGTCGTTCCCTCCGTTCAGGCCGAATGCCTCGGCCGCAGTCGTCATCACGTCCATCAGGCGACGGTCGCCGCGAGCGTCCATCGAGCCGTGCTGCTCCCCTTCCGCCCACTCGTACCAGCGGGCACGAGCGCCCTTGGGTGGCTTGGCCAGGAACGTACGGGCGTGCTGCATCTTGCAGTCGGTCGCGGTGCAGTGGTCGCGGTAGATTCGGGCGGCCGTCAGCAGGTCCGCCCGCTCCGCTCCCTTGTCCCTCCAGAAGCGGTACAGCCGTTCGGCGTCGGCCTTGCTCCCGATACGGCCGTACTCCGCCCACCACTCTGTGAAGTCGTCGTCGGTCACGTCGGGTTGCTTTGCCGATTCGGCAATCGCCGCATGTTCTTGACGACATTCGTCGTTATCGCGCTCGCCGGCGGGAGCTTCAGCTTCCGCCAACGCTCTTAAAGAACCGGACCGGTCAGGACCGGACCGGACAGGACAGGACAGGGGACCGAGTACGGTGTCTGTACGGTGTCTGTACGGTGTCTGTACAGAATCTGTACGGACTTCCTTACCTGTCGGTACGGCATCCTCGACTACTCTGTAGGAGCACCGTCGCCAGCGCTTTCCGTCCGTCGAGACGCCTTCGGGACGTTCGCAGATGAGCCACGGCGGTAGCGGCAGGTCTGGCTGTTGTGGGTTACGCGGTAGCTCGTGCTTGTGGAACGAGCTGATGTAGAGGCAGCGCTTGCCCTCCGCCTCGTAGGGGATGAGCTTGCCGTCCGCGACCAGCTCGTCCCGCCACTGCGCCAGTACCTCCACGCTGATATCCGCGTCCAGCGGGGACGGCCAGAGCAGCACCTTCCACGTCAGCGGGTCATCCTCCAGGCACCCGGAGTCTTCCGCCAGCGCCCAGAGTCCGCTGTACGTGGTCCGCTTGTCGCGCGGCCATCGCAGCAGCTCGCCGTCGCTGAAGTAGTCGGCCTTGCGGATGCGGTTGCGGAGACGGGCCATCAGGTCTCGCCCTCGTCCAGCCAGCGCGTCGGCAGCCAGCACTTGCGACCCGCGTACTCCCTTAGCCGCTGGGGTTCCTTCGGCATCCGCACGAGCGATGCCATGCTGTTAGGCGAGCGGTCCAGGACTTCCACGGCGGTACCCTCCTCGCCCGTCCACACGCCGCTCGCGTTGCCGTTGATGGTCGCGGTCGTCATGATGCACTCCATTCTTGGCCGACGCTGATAACCTCGACGGCCCACCGCTCAGCGATCTTCACCGGCAGCTTGAAGCCGCGCATTGTGTCGCCCTCGTGCTCCTCATACCGGCCACGCACGCCGTGTAGCAGGTTCACAGCCAGCAGATAGATGGTGTTGTAGTCACCAATGGCGTAGAGGCGCGGGCGCGGTTCATCACAGATGCCCGACGGACGCCACGCGCTATCGCCGTTCGTGGTCCGTCGTTCGGCCGTCTCGATGTAAAGGTTGCCGGTCTCACGAAAGCGACGGTCGAGCTTGATCTCGAGACCGCCGAGGCTCTCTCCGTACTCCCATTGGAACTTCGCCGAGCGGTTCAATAGAACGACGATGCCGTGTCGCCAGAGCTGGAGCTGCACGAAGTCCTCATACTCCTGTCCGGCTCGGAGGTCGCGCTTGAAGTCGAGCATTGTGCGTTCACCCATCGCGCACCTCGTTCCCCCAGACGTGCCAGCCCTCGGGAGCGTCACCGCGCCGGAACAGCTCGATGCGGTTGCCGAAGGTGTACAAGGAGTCGATGAGGTCGCGGAACTCGTCAGGCTTGCCGCTGTGGTGGGCGCGCTCGAAGGAGAAGACGCTGCCCGCCGTGTGCTTCACGTCGGCGACACAGGAGCCCCGCGTGCCGATCAGCAGCAGCTCGTGGGAGATGTGGACGTAGGAGCCGAGGAACGGACGGCCCTTGTCCCACACAATCGACGACTTGTACTTGAAGCCCCACGCCCGCATGAGGTCGATGGCGTCGTCGAGCATCGGTGAGGTTGCCCAGAGGAAAAGCACAGCGTCGGGCATCGCCATGTCAGCGACGGGGACGGCCTTCAGCTCGTCGAGCGACATCGTGGGGTAGTGGTCCTCGGCCATGCCCCAGTCGGCCGAGACGAGGCCGCTCTGGCCGTAGCGCCAGGGTGGGTCCGCGTAGACGACGCGGAAGGTCGGGGCGTCGAAGCTCGGCGCGGGAACGCTCGTGCGGCCTTCTTCGAGGTGGCGCTCGCGGCGTTCCTCCAGCCGCTTGCGGTTGATCTCTGCCGCCAGCCTGAGCGCGTCCTCTTCGGGCGGCCTCGGCTGCTTGCGCGCCGGGTAGGACTTGCCGTCGAGGCCGCGAGTAGTAGCAGGTGGGGAGACGTCCCCACCTGCGAGGTCGTTCCGAACAGTCTTCGGGTCGACGCCGACGGCTCCAGCGATGGCGCGGACGGAGTGTCCGTCCTCCCGCAGCGCCTTGACGACCTCGAGCCGCTCCCCCTTCGGCATCGCGCGCCGGTCCTCGTTCAGCGTCCGCGCGATCTCCAGCGCCTCGGCGTCGTCGGCGACCTCGATGATGTTGACCGGGTACTTGACGCCGAGTTCGTCGGCGAGCCGCGCCCGCTGGTGGCCGTCGAGGATGTTGCCGTGCTGGTCCTTGGCGACGGGGACGAGGACGCCGAACCGATAGATGCTGGCCCGCAGCGCCGCCTCGATGGGCGGCGCAAGGTTGCGGAAGAGTTGAAACGGGGCGGGTCGAACGGGGGCCGTGGTAGAATCCACGAGCCTCACCTCCTATCCAGGTGATGGCCACGGGGGCGGACGTTTGCGCGTCGCGCCCCCTCTGTCGTGGCCATCTTATCACCAGGGTAAGACGGGCGGAAGCTCATGCGCTCGCCTCCGGCTCCGGGAACGCCCGGAACACGACCCCGCGCCGCTCGCACAGCTCGTACCACTCCTCGCCGACCCAGACGCCGCCCGCGTTGCCGTTGATGGTGGCGGTGTCGAATCCAGCTCGCGTGAGTACTTCCGTCATGGGCTTTCCCTCCCGACCACTAACCCTCCGCAGAGACGGGTAGCAGCCTCGAAGTCGGCCAGCTCGTCGGCCGTCACTTCACGGGCACCGTCCGCCTCTGCGTAGTAGGGCACCAGCAGGTAGCCGGTGCCGTCGCGCTTCGCCTTGGAGACGTAGAACGGCCCGTCCTCGCGGGGACGCATGATGACGCTCATCCCGACCACCCCGCCGCGTCGTCCGTCAGCGCTCGGAGGGTCACGCCTCCGGCCGACTCCCACCACGCCACGAACGCCTGCGTGGGGAATCGCTTGGTGCGGCCGGAGACGATGCACGGGACGTAGCGGCTCGCCGCCGCCCGGTCACCTTGACGCATGGCTGCGTCGTAGCGGATGCCGTGGTGGTAGACGGTCGACTCGGCTACGCCCATGACGTGAGCGACCTGCCACGCTGGGGTGAACGGCCAGTCCAACTGTTCGGCCAACGGGGCGCGAGGGTCGAAACCCTCGCGCCACGCGGCCCGCTTCGCTTCTATCTGCGGGGAGGCCATGAGTCACGACTCCCCAAAGGGGATTTCGTCGTCGTCCAGGAAGCCGTCGACCACCTCGCCCGTCTCCGGGTCCACGTCCGGGTCCGGCGTAGAGTCCGCGCCGATGCGGTCGGCCACGCGGTCGGCAAGGTCGGACGGCTCACGCGGCGTCTCCGCCACGCCTGCCGCCACGCGGTCGTTGAACAGGGCATCGCTGTCGGCCTGTAGCGCCGCCGCCAGTCGCTCGGACTCCTTCGGGGCCAGCTTCAGAGCTTGGATGAGGACCGTCTTGGCTCCCATCGCGGCGTAGTCGCTCGTCCATGGCCCCACGACCACGCCGCCCTTGTTCGTCGGCGCGAAGCGGTCCC